ATTTTTAATTTTCTGGTAAAGCTTATAAGTTAATGAAAAAGTTTCATCATTCATTTGTGAATCTTCCAAATCTTGAGGAAGAGTATATTGACGGAAGGAGGCATTATAGAACTCCAGAGGGAAATGTGTATCCTTCCGTCACTACTATTTTGTCACGATTGCCAAACGAGAGTTTGAAAGAATGGCAAAATAGAGTTGGAGAAGAAGAAGCCAAGCGAGTATCTGGCGTATCAGCCCGACGCGGAAAAAATCTTCATCAAGTCTGTGAGCGATATTTGCTCAATGAAGAAAAGCCTACACGCGGTCACATGCCAGATGTTCAAGGCATGTTTGCTGAATTGAAGAAATACATTGATCGAATTGATAAAGTATACGCCGTTGAAGCGCCTTTATATTCTGATCAATATAAGTTTGCAGGAAGATGTGATGCAATAGGTACATTTGATGGATATCCAGCGATCATTGATTTCAAGACGACCAAGTCGGAAGCTGATTCCAGCATGGATAAGGTCAAGAAATATTTCATGCAGTTGTCCGCATATTCTTTGGCATATGAAGAAAGAACTGGCGTAAAAATTGATTTGGGGGTATTGTTATTTGCATCGGCAGAAACTGAATCTAGCTGCATTCCTGCAAATTTGACTAAGTACAAGACTCAATTCATTTCTTTGTTGACAAGCCCTAAATAATATACTATAATACGATATTACTGTTGATAACAACGTAATAAGCTGTCTGGACGCGGCTTCAATGCCGCCACCTCCACCAGTCAACACACTAGGGCCGTAACCCAAGCAGCTGCTTGAGAAACCCCAAAAGTGAGGGATTAAGTGTGTTGGCTAATGGGGGTGAAAGGGATTCGACAGAAGTGTAAAGGTTGCGGAGGTAATCGGTAAGGAACGACCGACAATTAGTCCAAAACAATAGATGCAAACGATAATTACGCATCTGAGATGGCACTAGCTGCCTGAACGGGGTTCGGTGGGGACCTGGCAACAGAATCCCACCACTTTCATCAATCGTAGGAGGTATCGATGAGTGAAGTATCTTGTTATGTTATGAAACCCCTTTCTTATGCAACCGATAACGAATGCACATTCAAGAATCTGCGTTCGGTTGATTTGAAACGAGCAAAGAAGCATCGTGGAGTATATAAGCTTTCGTATGGACAATACGGAAGTTCCAACCATGTTTCTTATGTGGCAACACGAGATTTCGACTGATGTATAAAACTCTGATAGTAGGAATATTCCTACTCATCGGGTTCTTTGGTGCAAGATTGTATCCATATGATACAACAACAAATGCTGTAGCGCAAATTCCTGGATATGAAAGGATTTACGAATACGAGCATTTGTTGCTATCATTTGTTCCAGATGAACCATTGCCCGATGAGCAGGAGACAAAAGTAGTCAACGTCGATCCAAAAGAGAGAGAGTGTCTAGCCAAAGCCATATATTGGGAGGCTCGCAATCAATCTCTTGATGGAAAAGTCGCTGTAGGATACGTTGTAATCAATCGTGTCAATGCAGGTCTATGGAAGGACTCAATCTGCGGCGTTGTCTATCAGGGTTGTCAATTTTCTTGGGTATGTGAAGGTAAGGGAAAAAGAAACCTCTACAAGCTAACGAACGAGAACGAAAAAATTGCATGGGCTGAGGCGATTGCTCTTGCAAATGAACTTCTCATAGAGTATAATGACATTGAAGATATAACGAAGGGTGCAGTCTTCTTTCATGCTCATTATGTGAGACCTGATTGGTCAAAGTGGAAGAAAGTTGAACGCACCGTTCGTATTGATGATCATATATTCTATCGTTTGAGGTCCATGTAATGCCAACAAAAGATGAAATGCTATCCTTTGCCAAGACTATTGAGCAAATAGTCAAGGAAAAGGATCTAAACTATATCGATGCTGTGACGCATTTTTGCGAGATCAATTCTTTGGAGATTGAGTCGGTTACAAATCTGATCAATCATTCATTGAAGGCCAAGATTGCATATGATGCGTCACAGCTCAATCTTTTACCCAAAAGCAATACATTGCCAGTATGAAAATTGTTGCTCTAGAAGCATACAAGCTATTTCATTCGATCAAGCTTCACTTTACTCGTCAGTCATTTGACTTCTTTAAGAGTAGAGTGAAGATTTCGGAGAAGGCTTTTCTTTCTCGTCGCGATAGATTTGCATTTTATCGATTGGCGAAAGAGTATGACCGTGATCAATTTATTGCATTGACTTTGGCAAATATTCTCAAGAATGATTCGTTGTGGTCAATGAATTTGCTTGAACCCGAAGCTGCAGATAATTTGATTGAGTATCAAAAGAGATTGGAGTCTCTCACATATAATTTCAAGCAAGACTTGAAAAAGCTTTTGGATTGGTCACATGAACATAGTGTTTTTTTGGATCGTGTTTTTGTCCCTGGCGATTCTTATCCTCCGTTATTGACAATGGTCATGAGAAATGAAATTTCCATGGAGACTTTTGTCATTCTAAATGGTGTCATCGATTTTCTTCCCATGTGGAAGAGAAAAATAAATGATGAGATCATTTGGCCAAAGTTTGCAATCAAGTGCGAGAAATACGCTCCATTTGTTTTGCAGCGAGTTGATTTGAAGAACATGAAAAAGATTCTGAAAAGTGAGTTTTTTCCTTGACTTCGAATCAACGCATGATATATAATAGTGAATATTATGCATCATGTGAACAAGATGTAATACGAAACATACAACGCATACGAAAGGAAATACAATGTCTTTTGCATCACTAAAAAAGTCCAGCGGTTCTATTGACAAGCTGGCGCGCGAGCTAGAAAAGCTTAATACACCTGCAACCAATTCATCGGAAGATACTCGTTTCTGGAAGCCAGAACTTGACAAGGCTGGTAACGGCTTTGCTACGATCCGTTTCCTTGCAGCTCCTGCTGCTGATGGTGACGATGCTCTTCCTTGGGTTCGCGTCTTTGATCATGGCTTTCAAGGACCCGGTGGTTGGTACATTGAGAATTCTCTGACGACTATCGGTCAGAAGGATCCTGTCTCGGAGTATAATTCGATTCTATGGAATTCAGGAATCGAGGCTAACAAGGAAATTGCTCGCAAGCAGAAGCGTCGCTTGAAGTATATCTCCAACATTCTTGTTGTTAGCGATCCAAAGAATCCTGACAACGAGGGTAAGGTCTTTTTGTTCAAGTATGGCAAGAAGATCTTTGACAAGATCACCGAAGCAATGAATCCGCAGTTTGAAGACGAGAAGGCTGTCAATCCATTTGATTTCTGGGCTGGCGCAAACTTCAAGCTTAAGATTCGCAAGTTTGAAGGTTATCCGAACTATGACAAGTCTGAGTTCGACAAGCCTTCTGCACTTTATGATGGTGATGATACAAAGCTGGAGAAGCTTTGGAAGTCCGAGTATTCACTCAAGGATTTCCTTGATCCAAAGCACTTCAAGAGCTATGATGAGCTGAAGACCAAGCTGAATCGTGTTCTTGGTCTTGACGGAGCACCAGCTGCCTCAAAGAGCAAGGCATCGGATGAGAAGCCAGCATCAAAGGAGACACCTCCTTGGACTGACGACGAAGACGATGACATGAAGTTGTTTGAGAAGTTGGCTCGCGAGGACTAAGTACTGAGCGAGTAGCGAAAGAGGGGAGTGAAAGCTCCCCTCTTTTTTATGACATGGCTTGCAATGCCATCATATTTTGCATACGCACGAATGCATTTTCTTCATTTCTAACGCTTGCTATTGGTGCATTTGCCGCTGATGATTGAGGAACGGATTGCATTCCACCGCCACCACCACCACTAGAAATATTATTAATTACTGGCGCTTGAGAAACACTCATTTCATCTCTTGTTGTTTGTTGTTGCTCTGCCATATTTGATAGTTGTTCACCCGTTTGTCTTTGTGGTTGCTGCTGCATTTCAGCTGCAATTGGTGCAGGTTTCATTTGTTCAGGAATTGCCATTCCTGTTGCTGGCATCTTTTGAAGATTGAAATCTTTAGGCAATGATCCCGGCGGCTGCATCATATATGGTTGTTGAATTGGTTTATCATTAGTCGATTCCTTTTGAGCAGATGGGTTGCCTTGAGGATTTAAGGTAACTTTTCCATAGTTTTCTGCTCCCGGAGTGAACATTACAGATTGGGTTTCTGGTTTGATTTCGGGTCTAGAAACTTGAGTTACTTGTTCGGATTTGTTAACTGCGGCTTGATCTATATTTGGTTTATCGATTTTTTGCTGTTCTTGTTGCGCCTTTTGCGTAGATTCGGATGGTGTGAGATTTTTGCCATATTTTTCGCCAATTGACGTTATGTCTTTTTTATATTTTTCTGGATTTCCTGTAAAATATCCTGATTTTCCAAGAGCATCAATTGCAGAATTCAAATCTTTTGATTCTAACACATCTTTATATCTTGAGTCTTTTTGGATTATATCCAACCAATCTCTTGCACTACTTTCTACATCATCATATTTTCTAAATTTTTGTTTTTTTGAAACATCTTTTTTATCAACCGTTTCAGATGTTTGAACTGTAGAGCCAGATTTGTCTTTTCTTGTTTCTTTTATACCAAAAGCATTGTTTGAATCTTTTGGCATTTTTTTTCCATGACCACTTTCATACGATGCTTGTGCGGCACCCAATCTTGCGATTGTATCTGAATTTTGAAGTCCTTTTTCAGTAGCTGACTTAAGAATGGTGTCATACATTTTTTTATGAAATTCTTCGCGTGGATTTGTATTATTCGAATTTGATGCACTTGTGTTTTGTTCTTTATTTGCTTGTGGAATAGTATTGATTGCAGAAGTATTTGTCATTTGTTGTTTATCTGAGAATGACAAATCTGGTCTTGAATTTTCATTGTTTGTATTTTCATCTTCACTTTTGAAAAAATCGACCATTTTTTCTAAATTGATCTGTGTTTGATTATCGTTGTTTTTATCTTTTTCTTCTAGATTTTCGGTAATTGTATTCAACATGTTTGTCATGTTTTTAATTGTCTTATTTGTTCCGGCAAGACCGATATTTTCATCCGATCTATTTTGGAATCTAACATTATTTTTTGTGTCTTCAAAAGAATTCTTGTTCTGTTGTTCTTGATTTTTTCTAGCGACAGAAGGATCGCCAAATACCTTTGAATAGGTATTTGTTACATTTCGAGTGACCGTATCCGCTAAA